AAACCATATAAAGCTACAGAGTCGTTTGATATACAGCAAAACGATGAGGCCATTACATCTAATGGTCGTATGGCTATTACATTCCTAGATGATTCTAAAGTTAAGCTAACTGAACACTCACAACTAACTATAGACGAATACGTCTTTGATCCTAATCCTAGCAAATCTAAAATGGCTATCACCTTTGGTCTTGGCACAGCTAGGTTTATCACAGGCAGTCTCAATAAAATTGATAAAAATAATATAGACTTAAAAACACCTACAGCAAACATAGCTATACGTGGTACTGACTTTACGGTAACTGTAGATGAAACTGGACGTAGTTTATTAATACTATTACCTGATATTAATGGTTTATCTAGCGGTGAGATATTGGTAACTACAGCAATGGGTACAGTTACACTTAATAAACCATACCAAGCTACAACCGTAGATGTATTTGAAAAACCCCCAACCAAACCAGTTATTTTAGACTTAACTTTGGATATTATAGATAACATGCTTATTGTTAACCCACCAAAACAAAATATACAGTTAACAGAAGAAACAACAGCAAACACATCAAGCAATATACTGGATGTGGATTATCTAGAGTTTGAAGATTTAGACAAAGATTATCTAGAGGATGATAGTCTTGAGTTTACGGAGCTTGACTACAATTGGTTAGATGTAAATTTTCTTGAAGACCTGTTAGACATATTAGATGAGCTTGAGGTAATACAAGAAGAAGATCAGTTGGCACAAGACGCAACTACATTAAATATAGTTGGAACTAGGCTTGGTCAAGATCTAGAAACTCAAATCACAACTTACATGACAGGAGAAAAGCTAACTATAATAAGAAGCGTAAACAATACTGCAAGAGTAGATATTGATTCTGATACGGGTTATACAGTTATTTTTATTCAAGATGGAGTATCTAGAGTGGTATCAATAAACGGAGGGGAGGGTAGCACCATAAAGGTTACCCAAAGCAACTGATGAGAATATTTTTTTTATTATTAACTATATTAGCAGCACCTTTAGTATTTCAAAGTCCTCCTACAGAAATATTAAAGTTAAAAGTATTTGATTATTTGGTACCCGAACAACAACCATCTGGCTATTTCACAATACTAAACATAGATGAAAATTTTATAGACCAGGAAGGAGGCTATCCTTTACCCAGACAGAGACTTGCAAAAATAAATAATGAAATATTAAATAATGGTGCTCTTGGTATTGGTTGGGTTATATCTTTTCCTCACCCTGATCGACTTGGGGGGGATAAAGAGTTTGCAGAGTCTTTACAACAAGGTACATCAATATTGGCAATGTTTGAAGCCCCAAATCAAATATACCCAAAAACAGTTGGTACAGTTATCCTGGGTGAAGAAAAAGGTGGTATGTTATCTAAAGGTGTAGTTCAAAATACTATCAACCTTAGAAATTATATACAACAGGGTATTGCAACTGCACCTACTGATCTTGACAACTTAGTTCGCAGAATACCTTTATTATTAAGAACACCAGATGGATATGTACCCGCGTTTGGTACAGAAGTATTAAAAGCATTGGTAGGTGCAAAAACCTATGTAATAAAAACCAATGATCTTGGTATAGAGGAAATAAGGGTAAAAGGATTACCACCAGTCAAGACAGATAGTTTAGGTCGGAAGTGGATTAGTTGGGTAGACACACCGCAAACCACATTAGAGGAAATGAATGTCCAGGGAAAGTTTGTATTTGTTGGAATTACTGCAAACGGAATCATGCCACAAGTTGCAACTCCAGTTGGATTATTAGAGCCACACAAAATACAAGCAGCATTATCTGAGTCAATTTTAATAGAAAATTCTCCTTATATTCCTGACTGGCATTTAGCAGCCGAAATTTTTATTTTAGGAATTTTTGTGTCGCTGACATGGCTCACAATTAATTTTCTTGGCATAGGTAAGGGTCTAAGTATAGTAATTATTTTGCTCTTCACTACGGGCTTCTCAGGCGTTTTTAGCGTTCAGAAAGGCATTTTGTTGGATTTTTCATGGACTTTTATCTCTCAAATCATAACTTCCACTGTTGCTTACTATATTAACTTCAAAAAACAATATAAATTACGTCAACAAATAAAAAAGCAGTTTGAGCATTACCTAGATCCAAGACAAGTTAAACAATTACAAAAGAATCCTGACCTTCTGAAACTCGGGGGAGAGAAAAGAAACTGCACATTTCTATTTACAGATGTCAGAGGTTTTACAAATCTATCTGAAAAACTACCACCAGAAGAAGTTACAGATATTATGAACAAAGTTTTAACTGTTCAAGTTAAATGTATCCAGGCACATGGTGGCATGGTAGATAAATTCATCGGCGATGCCTGTATGGCAATATTTAATGCACCATTGGATTTAGACTGCCATGAAGAAAGAGCTATAGCATGTGCAAGAGATATGCGTACAGCCATTCAACAATTACAAAAAGATTTATCAGAGCCCGTAGCTATTGGGTGTGGAATCAATAGTGGGTACGCAGTAATTGGAAACATGGGATCAGATACTAGGTTTGATTATTCAGCAATTGGTGATGCTGTTAATGTTGCAGCAAGACTTGAATCAGCTACCAAGGAAGCAGGGGTTGATATATTGATTGGTGAATCAACTGCAAATAAGTCGCAAATTGGGTTAAAATTACTAAAACCAATAAAAGTTAAAGGTAAAAGTAAACCTTTAATTATATACACAGTATAAGGATTATTATGGCATTAAAAAGTTTATTAAAAAATGTAGTGGGAGCAGTTGCTCCAACATTGGGAACAGCATTGGGTGGTCCTATGGGAGGCATGGCGGCAAACCTTATAGCCGAAACATTGGGCGTACCAAACAATCCAAAGTCTATAGAAAGAGCAATAGCTGAAGCAACACCAGAACAAATGCTCCAGCTCAAAAAAGCAGAGCAGGAGTTTGAGCAACAGATGAAACAGTTAGATGTTGATATATTTAAATTAGAAACTGATGACAAGCAAAATGCTAGAAAAAACTTTAGCAAAGATTGGACAACAAGAATTATCGGTATCATTACTTTGAGCGGATTTATGAGTTATATATTTTTAGTAACCATACAACCACCAGAGCAAAACAGTGAAGCCTTAATAAATTTAGTGCTAGGATATTTAGGTGGTTTAGCTAGTGCTGTGATATCTTTTTATTTTGGAGCTTCTCAACAAAAAGAGGATAACAAATGAGCTGGTTTGGTAATTTATTAGCAAAGATGGGTCTAGTTGAGTCTGAGGTAGTTAGAACAAGGGATAAGAAAGGACGCTATGTTGCAGACGATCCCAGGACTGCCAAGAATGAAGCTTACAAAACTGTAAAAAAAAGAAAGAAGAAATAAACAATGTATGAATATAAATGCACTGTTACTAGAATAGTTGATGGTGACACTATTGATGCTGAGATTCATTTGGGTTTTGATATAAATTTCAAATCTAGAATCAGGCTTTATGGAGTAGATACCCCAGAGTCAAGGACTAGAGATCTCGATGAAAAAGCTAGAGGCAAGTTAGCTTCAAGTTTTTTAAAAGAAAAGATTGAAAGTGCTAAGCTTGTAAAGGTTCAAACAAAGCTAGATAAGAAGGGTAAATTCGGCAGAGTTCTAGGAACTATATTTGCTGATGACTTAGATTTAAATATTGAAATGATAAAGAAAAACTTAGCCGTTGCTTACCATGGTCAGTCAAAAGACGATATAGAGGCAGAGCATATGCATAATAGAGAAAAACTAATAAAGGCAGGAGTATTCATACCAACAGAGAGTTAACGTGGCTGGATTTAAACTTACAACATTTAGTGGATTAAACGAAAAAATTGCACCTAGGTTATTGCCCGAGGATGTAGCACAAAGCACCGAGAATGCTTTTTTAGATAGAGGAAGGTTAGAGGCTTTACCTCAAGATGTTAATGATGCATCAGAGTCAGGTCCCACGCACCCAGCATCACATATAACCACATCCACCAAAACAATATTTAAAGCAACAGATAATGAGTGGTTTACCTTTAATGATGACGTTAATGTTATTAAAAGCCCAATCAAGGAAGATGCATTTAGTAGGTTTTACTTTACAGGGGTAAGCGGATCTTCTGGCTTTCCAAGAATGGTGGATGCCTCAAATGGTATAACTGGATCAGGTCCTTATCCTGTAACATCCTACAGACTAGGCTTACCTATCCCCGCCGCATTTACAGCTGCACCGTCGGTCAACAATGCAACAGCAGCAGACGGAGCTGCTATATCTTCTAGAGCATATCTTTATACAGAAATAACTGCATTTGGTGAAGAGGGTCCGCCCAGTGCTGTTAGAGCTATAGATATTGTGGATGCCTCTGATGGAGCCACAGTAACTATATCACTGCCAGCAGCTACAAGCGGAACTTATAATATCTCTAAAAGAAGAATATATAGAACAGATATAAATGGTGTATTTAGGTTTGTTAAAGACGTTACTGGAACCTCTGCTGGAACAACAACAGAGGCAGTGCTAGACGCCTCTCTCGGGGAAGAAATAGAATCAACAGACAATCTTGCACCACCAGATGATACCTCAGCAGATCACCCAGATGGACCTATGTTTGGTATCACTACTATGCCTAACGGTATAACAGCAGGATTTAGTGGTAACACTTTGCTTTTTAGTGAAGCCTTTTTGCCACACTCTTATCCACTAGCCAATCAATTAACAACCTCAACAGACATAGTTGCTATAGCATCTATAGCATCTGGTTTACTAGTAACAACAAACGGAAAGCCACTTATTGCATCAGGCACAGATCCAAGTGCCATGGCTATGGTAGAGATAGACGCAAACCTTCCATGTGCTAATAAAAGATCTCTTGTTGATATGGGAGAGTACGCAATATATTCATCACCAGACGGTCTAGTATTAGCTTCTAATTCAGGAATACAACTTATTACACAACAGATATTTACCAGAGATCAGTGGCAGGATTACTACCCTTCCAACGTAGAGGGTTATGAGTATGAGGGCAAGTATCTTGGATTTACTTGGGATGGTTCAGATGTAAATACTAAAAAGGGTTTTATCTTTGATCCAAGGGGTGGCAAGAATGCTTTTGTCGATTTAGATTTTTATGCCCATGCTGGCTACAACGATAGAGAAAACGATGAGCTTTATTTGGTTATTGGCGGAGTTCTAAAAAAGTTCGGCAGATCAAGCAGTAAGAGAACTTATACATGGAAATCAAAAGAGTTTTATACCAATAGACCCATATCACCAGGTGTAGCAAAAGTAAGTGCTGACTCTTATAACAGTTTAACTTTTAAACTTTATGCTGATGGTGTTTTAAAACACACTCAAACAGTTACTAGTAACAATATATTTAGATTACCTGGAGGGTATAGAACAAAATCCTTTCATATTATTTTAGAAGGAACAGACCCAGTCAACGAGGTTTGCGTATATGAAAGTCCCCAGGAGATAACCTAATGGCTAAAGCCAGAGGAACCTTTGTTGTACCTAGAGCTTTTGATCATGAAGGAAAAAGATTTGCCTCTAATGTAAATGAGTCTATTGCACAGCTTAAAGGGGAGATAGGAAATCCTCTTGATGCGGCTGTAACCTTTAGGGATCTTATTGATAAAGGTATTGTAAAACGCGATATAAGAATTAGTGGAACAGGTTCTGTTGTTGGTGGAAGCTCAACCAACGTGATTATTGGGGATGAGGAAGTTTTAGATACTCCACCAGTACCAACTGGACTTAGTGCCACAGGTGCTTTTCAAAATATAGTTTTAGACTGGGATAATAAAAATTTTGTAGGCTTTTCTCATGCTGAAATATGGTCTGCAACCTCTAATAATTTTGCAAACAGATCTTTTGTTGGACAGACTACTGCCAATGTTTTTAATCATCAAGTAGGAACTAATCAAACAAGATATTATTGGATACGTTTTGTTAACACTCAAGAAACCCCAGGACCCTTTAATTCAACAACAGGAACATCAGCAAGTACTGCATTAATAAATACAGCAGACATTAATGATGGTGCTATATCTTCTGTAAAGATACTTGATGGTGCTATCTTAAATGCAAAGATAGGCACAGCAGCTATAGACAGTGCAAAGATAGCAGATGCTGCAATTACTTCAGCCAAGATAGCTGACGCTAATATAACCAACGCTAAGATAGCTGATGCAACCATTACAAACGCTAAGATTAGCGACCTCAATGCTACAAAAATAAACGCTGGTCAGCTTGATTCTGCAAGAATAAATGTTGATACTTTGAATGTAAAACATTTTGATAATGTTAGTACAGATATAAAATCACATACAGGAGCCTTTGTACCGCTTTTAAGATACGGTTCAGCCATAAGAGGTAGTGGCGGAAACACTACATACACAGGATCCAATGCATCCTTTGTGCCAGTAACTATTACTCAGGTTAGAAATAATGCTTCTTACTCTGTAGTTTTGTCTGCCGTGCTAGGTAATGTTAATGGTGGTAGGGTTCAATATTCTCTAAATAACTCTACGTGGATAACCGCCTCGGGAGGAGAGGCTAATATTTATTGGAGTGCGGGTACATATCGTGGATACACCTACACGTATCAGGGACAGATAACAAATATGACGACCTCGCAGAGTACTGTGTATTGGAGGGTTTACTTTTCTGGAACTTATAATCATACGCACATGCAATTGCACGTTACAATGGATAACACAACCTAATGAAACACTTTACTATATATAAAACAGAGACTGGTATTATTGAATCTGTAATTAGCTCTGACTGTAATGTTGATGATATTTTGGTTGGCTCAGATGAAACCATTGTAGAGGGATATTATTCACCATCAAGTATAAAGTTTGTTGATGGCAGCCCAGTTAATGTGTCGGTTGATTTTTGGGATGATGTGAGATCACAAAGAAACATTCTTTTGCAAAACTCAGACTGGACGCAAATGTCTGACAGCCCCTTATCAGATTCTAAAAAAACAGAGTGGGCAAATTATAGACAATCTCTAAGAGATTTACCTAGCTCACAGCACGAAGCGGAGAACTTAGATAGTGTTGCTTTCCCTACAGAGCCTTCTTAATTAGTAATATAATGCTACATTATTATATAATTTAATGGTATCTTATGGATAAAATGCTATCACAAGTAGATGTTAGAGTTTATTGGGATCATATAGAACCTGGTTTGCGGGAAATAAAAAAAGAAGCAAAACCAGAATGGAGACCAGAAGACATATACTCAGCACTAGTAAATGGGGTAGCAGAGCTTTATGTAGATATAGAGCAAGACCCATGTGAGAGCTTTATTATTCTACAAGTAAAGCCTAGTATTTTTAAGCCCACGCAATCATTATTAATTTGGGTGGCTTATGATAAAAGAGAAAATGCTAATGGCAAATACATGGAGTATATTGAACATATGGCTGAACAAAGAGGATGTAACAAAGTAGAGTTTTGGACACCCTGGAAAGGATTAGCAGATGTCTTGTCTCATATCGGTTATGAAACAAAACAATACATAGTGGAGAAAAAAATATAATGTCAGGCGGCGGCGGATCAACAGAAATTAAAGACACAGCATCACAAAAAGCATTAGCTTCAATAGCTGCACAAAGATTTAATCTTTATCAACAATATTATAGACCTTTAGAAAATGAATTCATGTCACAAGTTGCTGCTATGAAAGACCCATCAGCTTTTGAAAGTGTTGAGGGTTATGTTAATGCCTTACAGCAACCAGAATTTCAAGCAGCTAGAGCTAATATGCAACAGCAGGCTTTTGCAATGGGAGCAGACCCAACAAGCGGTCAGTATCAAGCCAGAGCATCACAGATGCAACAAGCACAAGCCAGAGGAATGGGGTTAGGAACAACCGAAGCACTCTCAGGGCAAGTAGATAGATATTATCAAGGCATGCAAAATATCATTGCTATGGGTCAAGGTCAAGCAGGGCAAGCCATATCTGGAATATCTGAGGTTGGAAAATTAGCACAACAAAGAGGAATAGCAGAAGCAAAACAGTCTTTTCAAAAAGGTCAAGCTGGACAGGCTGTTATTGGTCAGGGACTTGGTTTTGGTACGGGTCTTATTGTTAGTGGAGGCAAGGGTTCTTAATGGCTTTTCGTTCAAGTATATATAACTACGAAAGTGACGGATATTATAATACTATGGGATCTGGTTTTGGTAATAGTGGTTTTTCTAGGTCCTCACAGCCATCAAGTTATAATTATGTTAATCCGTTTAGGCAGGGAGATCAATCAGCTCAAGACACTCTGGCAGATTTATATGAGGCTGAATTCCAAGATTACTTAAATAGATTTTTTCCTGTAGAACAAGACCTTATTGAACAAATGACTACGGGTTTTGAGGGTTTGCAACAAGAAGAGATAGGAAGAGCACAAGCGGCAGTGGCAAGACAATACGCGAATGTTAGAGGTCAGGAATCAAGAAGACAAGCTGGTTATGGACTACAACTAAGACCAGAAGCTCAAGGAGACTATCAAAGATCAGAAACATCTGCATTAGTTGCAGCAAGAAACTTTGCAAGAATGAGAGCTAATGAGAGAAGAACGCAAATACTATCTGGTGGATTGGGTAGTAGTATGGCACAAAAATCAGTAACAGGAGGTCTAAGTGGCTAGTGGATTAGGTGGATTATTGGCAGTAGGTCAAGAAACAAAAAGACAAGCAACATCAGGATTGCTAAGTTCAGCAAGAATGGAAGCACAGCAAGATATAGCTGAAAGACAATTAAGTATGCAAAAGCGTGCAGCTGAACAAAGCCTTATGGGTATGGGTGCGGGTACAGGTGCATACTTAGCGGCACCAGCTGCAAAAGCAGCAGTAGCATCATCAAAGGCAGCAGGAGGAACTTTGCTTG